ACCCCTGAAGCTAGGAGTAAGAATAGGAAGTGGATGACGGAGGCTGTTATCCCTTCTCTTGCCGATGATGGAAGAATTATCATGATTGGGACGGTTATTAGTGAGGATTGCTTTATTTGCTGGGCAAAAGAGTCTTCTGCATGGAAAACTCTGTGGTATTCAATATGGGATGACGATGAGAAGCCTATATGGAATGCAAGGTTTCCTAGGGAGCGGATTCTGCAGATAAAGGAAGAATTTGAGAGTGTAGGTAACCTGAATGGATTTTATCAGGAGTATATGAATATTGCTCAATCTCCTGATAATGCTCCTTTTAAGCCTGAATATGTAAAATTGCATCATTATGATTTTAAGAGGATCGAAGGTCAGAATTGCCTAGTAAAGAAACGAGGAAGTACAGAGCATGTTAAACCTATTGAAATTTATTGTGGGATTGATCCTGCTAGTAGTCTTAATCCTCGTGCAGACTTTTTTGTTATTTCTGTCATTGGTATTGACAATGACAATAATAAGTATATCGTGGATTTATTCAGGGAGCGTATCTCTCCTGCGGAGCAGCCGGGTAAAATTATTGAATATTACAAGAAGTATCGTCCAAAAAGGATGAAAGTGGAAACAACTGCGTATCAGGAAGCGTTAAGAGCTAGTACAAGAGCTATAATGCTGAAAGAGAACCTATATATCCCCGGTCTTGAGAAGGGTGTTAAGCCTAGAACTAGGAAGTCAGAAAGATTGATCAGTCTTGTTCCTATGCTAGCAAAAGGGGAGTTCTTCTTTAGACCTCAAGACTTAACGGCACAACAAGAGTTTCTATCTTATCCTAAGGGGAGGAACGATGATATATTGGATGCTATATGGATTGCTCTAGAGGGAGCAACCCCTTGTAGGAAGAAAAAGATAGAAAAACAGACAGATGACGGTTTGGGAAAGAAATTACTTGATTGGATGACAATGTAGTGGTATATTCGCCCGGATATCTATACTAAATGGCATACGGTAAAAAAGCTAAATCAGGCAAGAAAAAGGTCTTAGAGACCCATGAACTCTTTAAATCTTATTCTAATAAGAGGGAAGTGTGGGCAGAGCATGCACAGGAAGATAAAGAATTTAGGTTAGGGAGACAATGGTCTAAAGAACAGCGGATAACACTTGAGGAGAGAGGTCAGGCTGCCATAGTTGTTAATAGGATTCATCCTGCTGTAGAAGCAGCGAAGGCAATGCTTACATCCCAGAAACCTTCTTTTAGGGTTTCTCCTAGAGAAGATAGCGATAATAAGGTTGCTCAGGTTATGAATGGTATACTTGAGTATATATGGCAAATTTCTAATGGGGATGATATCTTGAGAACNGCTGTGGANGATTATTACACAACAGGTATGGGTTGTGTNCTTGTTTATCAGGACCCCATGAGTGATATGGGTAAGGGGGATGTGAAGGTTAAAGACATTGATCCATTAGATGTCTATGTTGATCCTAATTGTAGAAGCAAATTTTGTGATGACGCGGAGAATATAATAATTTCAAGACTATATACGAAAGATCAGGCTAAGGCATTATATCCCATGTATGAGAAAGCTATAGGGAATGCCAGTACNGATCAATTCCTCACAGACAGACCTAAGACAATGAGGCAGGATGATGGAGAGCTTTCTTTTCCAGAGGATGACGGNACCAAGACAGATGTAGGATGGGGTAAAACTGACGAGTATGTTCGTGGATACGAAAGATATTATAAAGAAATAGTGGATATGTATAGGATATATGAATCCTATAGTGGTAGAGAGGACCTGATTGATGAAGAATCTATGGAAAGATATACATCTCAGAAGGTATGGGTCGTAAATAATCAGATCATTGATGATCCATTAATAGCTAAAGATTTAATTACACAGGTTCAAGAATCTTATGCTCAGGCTATTGGCATGGCTAGGGGGCAGGGAGGAAGTGCACCTCAGTTGCCAGAAATCAAAGAAATGACAGTACAGGATTTGATAGAAGAGGGCAAAATTGAAACTGTTACAGTTCCGACTGTAAGAGTTCATGTGTGTGTTATTATGGGTGATCAGTTGCTCTATCAGCGTATGTTACCTGTTTCGGACTATCCTCTTGTATTCTTAATGAATATCCATACAAGGACTCCTTTCCCAGTTTCTGATGTAAGATTAGTTAAGGGTCTTCAGGAATACATTAATAAAACAAGGTCTTTAATAGTAGCACATGCTACAACAAGCACGAATACGAAGATACTAATACCTTCCGGTTCTGTGGATATGCGGGAATTTGAGACTAAATGGTCTCAACCCGGAGTTGCAATAGAAGTAGATTTTGATCAGGGACCACCTGTTTCAGTAGCTCCTACACCTCTTCCGAATGAGTTATACCAGAATGAAAAAGAAGCCAAAAGTGATATAGACCACCAATTAGGTTTATACGAAATGATGATGGGGAACTCACAAGCAGCTCCTCATACTTATAAAGCGACTGTTTCTCTCGATGAGTTTGGTCAAAGAAAAATAAAGTCAAAACAGGCAGACCTTGAAAATTGTTTGAAAAGAATTGCTCAAGTTGTTATACCTTTAGCACAGCAGTTATATACAGAAGAGAAGGTAATACGATTGGTTCAACCAAACAATTCTATAAATGAGTTCACAATGAACAAGAAACTCTATGATGATAAACAAAAAGAGGTGGGAGTTGTTAATGATATTACTGTTGGGCATTATGATATAGTAGTAGTATCTGGTTCAACTTTGCCTACTAATAGATATGCACAACTTGAGATGTATATGGATTCATACGAAAAGGGTATTATTGATAAGGTAGAAGTATTAAAGAAAACAGAAGTGTTCGATATGCAGGGAGTCTTGGAGAGAACAGATTTGGTTACTCAACTCCAGCAACAGTTGGAACAGGCTCAGGAGACAATTAAAGACCTACAGGGTGATCTCCAGACTAGAGAACGAGAAGTTTATCACGCAAAACAGCGTGCAGAATTAGAAAAATTTAAGGCTCAATTAGACTCAACCTCCACTAAAGCGAAAGCTGCGGGAACAGTCTTTGAGAAACGCCTTAATGACGCGACGGGACAGCTCAGTAGGGAAGTCACAGAGGCTTCCAAGACTGAAACTAAAAAACCTTCACCCCCTAAAAAGAAGTCCCAAGGGGCAAGGAAATCATAGGAGTTTACTATGGCTAATGATCTAGTACAAGGCGATGTGGTGGATGCGGCTCAGGTTTTACCTGAAACCCCAGCAGATGATACCCAAGCCTTAAACGACATCATGACAGGTTCGGGATTAGACGAAACAGTCGAAGCTGCTTTCGGATTCCCAGAACCACCATCGGAAGTCGTTGAAACAGACTCACCCGATACCGTGCTGGAAACAGGCGGGGCAATCTTGGATACTACACCAGTTACTACTGATAATGATCAAGTTAGGTATCAGTACTGGCAAAGCGAAGCAGATAAAAGAGAGAATGAGCTGTCAAAAGTTCGGGCAACGAACGAACTTTTAACTCAGCAATTAACTTCTTTTGTTTCTAATACGCAACAACCTCAGCAGCAACAGCAGCCAGAGGAACAAGTTGAAGAGTTTCCACCTCCCCCAAATAAGCCAGACAAGCCTCGAACATATAATCGAGAGGAAGCGTATACTGATTCTTCAAGTGAAAGTGCTCGTTATTTAGACGACATTGAATCTTGGAGAGATGATATGGACGAATACAATTCTTTGCAAGCTGAATATCAGAGTGCGAAGATGAGTGCAGATCGCGAAGAATATCAGCGTGCTCGCCAAAGGGACGATGCGTTGAGACAACAAGCTTCTGAAAATGATCAAAGAATGGGACAGTTGAAAACACATCTGAGGCAGAAATATAATGCTTCTGATGCTGAATTTGATGAGTTCGTACAGATTATGTCCAATCCAGAATCGCTCACTCCTGATAATTTGTGGAGGTTATATCAAATGGATAGAGGTGTACAGACCAATGTTCCTTCTGCTCCCGCGGCACCTAGTGCTGCATTTGAGCAAACTCGAAGAGCACAGTCTGTCCCTAGTCCAATGGGCGTTCTACCGAGCCAAAATGTTCAAGTGTCTGATCGGTCGGTAGAAGATAAACTAATGGATAGTATTATTGAAGACCAAAATAGACTGAACATTATTTAGTCTTTTTTAATACCAAGGTAAGGGGAATGTACCATGGCTAATCAATATAGTATTAGTGCAGGTGGTACGATGCAGTCTAGTTCAGTAGATCACTCCCGGAGAATGTTTAATTTCGGGGAGCGGATCGCAGAGCTTAATCCTCAGCAGTCCCCCTTCTTTACCTATTTGTCCAAAGTCCGCAAAAAGCCAACTGANGATCCTGTGTTTAAGTTCTTAGAACAGCGTCATCAATGGCAGAGACGTACTGCTCAAATCAAAACAGCAGCAACAACCGCAGCTTTTAGCAGCGGTGCTGTAGCGACCAAAAGCAACGTCCAAGTGGATTGTTTGTATGACAAATACGGTAGAACCGTATCAACAGCTACGCTCCCGCAGTTCCTTCTCGAGAGCCAGATTATTGCCGTAGAATGCGAATATGACGCAAACGGTACTGATGCTGGTGTCGGATCGGAAACCGCGGCTGTAGCTTACTTCCAGATTACTGGAGCACCGGATGTTTCAAACTCAACTTATGCTGAGATTGATTTGGTGTGGAAAGCAGTGTATTATGTGCCAGATGGCAGTAATGCAGGTGCTATTACACCAGCTGACGGCTCGAAGATTATTCTTCGTGCTGATGCAGACTTACAGGTGGTTGGTTCAGCGTTCGCAGAAGGTGGCACTGACCCTGAGGGTTGGAAAGACGAGTTCTACGATAGAGAAGGATATTGCCAGATTTTTAAAACGGCAGTACCTCTCTTTTCGGGAACAGCACTCGCCACTCGCTATCGTGGGGTCTCCAATGAGTATAAGCGTGTATACGCTGAGAAGCTCATGGAGCACAAAATGGATATGGAGCACGCTATGCTCTTCGGAATTGGAACAGATGATTCAACATCAACTGGTCCGATCCGTAGAACTTGGGGTTTAATGCCATATACGGAAGCTTACGGAAAGATTAAAACCTTTACGTACGCTAGTTCGTCATATGACGACTTTGTAGATGCGTTGGAAGACGTATTTTCACCTGAGTCAGGCAATAGCGGAACTAAGCTTGTTCTTGCATCTAGGAAAGTAATTTCCTGGCTGAACAAACTTGGCTCTAGCTCTTTCATGGGCAACAATGTTGCATTAGGTCATACTGTCACCACAAGTGGTGGAAGTAATGGTTTTAGTGCTGACATCCAGAACATCAAAGGTTCTTTTGGTCACAACGTGACTTCTATAAACACTGTTTATGGAAATCTCAACTTTGTGATGGAACCTCTGTTCCGGGGTCCTTGGGAGAACTATGCTTGCATGGTGGACCTTAAGAACGTGGCTTATCGTCCGTTATCTGCTAACGGTGTGTCTCGCGACACGCACGTTATCACTAACGTACAGAATAACAATGTTGATGGTAGAAAGGATATGGTCCTGACCGAAGCCGGTCTGGAAGTCAATCTGCCAGAAACCCACACTATTCTTAAGTTCGCATAGTGTTTTATCGGTAATGGAGCGGGGGAGTTTCGGCTCCCCCTAACTCCTTTAATTTGGAGAATTGATATGGGCAAGATGAGTAGAGTAGCTGATCTTCACACTGCTGCAGAGTCTATAACGGCTAATACAACTGCCTTTGTAGAATCTACTGCGGTATATGTTGGAGTAGCAGGAAACTACGAATTTTATATTCGGGGAACAGACGATTCCTATGGTTGGGTACATTTTAAAGCTGTACCTGCTGGGACAATCCTTCCAATAGCTGCTAAAGGTGCAAGAGATCAAGGTGATGGCTCTGCTTGTGCAGCTGGTGAAATTGTGTTTCTGCGATGAAAATAGTTACAAGCGTTGGAATTGGTGGACCTTGGCAATCAGGCAAGGAAGAAAACAATGATAATAGTAGGCGGAAGCTTGATCTAAAAGGGGGATCAAATGGCAAAGGCAAAAAAAGCAGTAAAAAAAGCGGTAAAAAAGGTTGAGAAAAAGAAGAAAGCCGTATTAAAGGAAGCTGAGGTTGTACGTGGTATGGCTGGAGCTGTTCGCGGTGTGTGGAATAAGAGAGGTAAGTGAGCTTTACTGCCGAAATAGGGCACTATGTTGGTGCTACGTCAGATTATACAACTGAAATTGCACAGTGGTTGACAGATGGTGTCAAGACAGTTGTCTCAAGAATAGGAGCTTTAGCTCCTGATATGTTAGAGCAATTTGCTACTACAGCAGCTATTACAGATGGTAATGGGGTAAATTTGGCTGCTAAGGGTAGAATTTTAATGGTGGAGAGGGATGCTAGTGATTCTGCTAATACTAACGATGATTTAAGAACTGCAAAGCCTGTAAAGTTGCAGTTCAAAAATCAGTTGAGTAGCACTACAAGTTTGTATTATGCTCCCCCAGAAGACCCGAAGTATTATGTCGAGGCTGGTACGTTATATATAAAACCCACTCCTTCTGCGGCTGAGGCTGGGGTAGTGCACCATGTCACTTTTGGAGCAGTGAATGATATCAATGAAACTATTGCATATTTCCCAGATGAATTTAAAAAGCATGTTGTTTTATGGGTAGCTATGAATGTATTGCATGCGAAGATGNTAGATACTTATGGTAGGCTCCCAACTGATCTAGATGCTGATCAAACTACTTTTGATGCAATTAGTGATTTTTCAGATGGTATAGGTATGTCTATTGGTCTTCCTTCTGCTGTCTCTGTAAGTTCATCTCTACCGAGTGCACTATCAGTTTCTACTAGCTTACCAAGTGCTTTTAGTGTGTCTTCATCTTTACCGAGTGCGATATCAGTTTCTACTAGTTTGCCTAGTGATTTTAGTATTACGAGTGAGGTTGGTACTGTTCCTTCTCTAAAAGCTATGCCTAGCATTAGTGGGGAAGTAGCAGATGCTTTGACCAATGCTAAGAATTTATTTGATAATCAGTCGGGATTAGGCGTGAGTACAGATGTTGAAGATTGGTTAAATGCTGAAGATGTCGAAATGGTTGAGTCTGTTCTCCAGACAGTTGCTACTGAATTGCAGAGAGCAAGTACTCATTTGGCTCAGCATCAGAATGCACAGCAAGTACAAATGAATGATTGGAGACAGGAAGTTGAGCAATATCAAGCTGTTGTACAATCAGAAGTGCAGGGGATGCAAGCTCAGTTAGCAAAATATCAGGCTGACC